CTGATCCGAAGCGGGGCGTCGTGCTGCACGCCCGGCATGTATGCCACGGCGCGTGGGACCACACCGCCGTGCTGACCTCGTTTGTTGTGGGGGTGCAGTGATGCCGATGCTGTTGCCCAACTGGCGCGCGCTGCTGCGGCGCGCGTGGAGCGTGCGCTTCCTGGTGGCGCTCATCGCGCTGGAGCTGCTGGGCGTGTGGCTGACCGTGCGCGGCACGTTTTCTGACGATCCCCGCCTGGCGCTGTACTTCCAGTTGGCCGGCGCATCGCTGGGCATCGCGGCGTTCATCGCCAGGCTGACATACCAACAAGGACTGAGCCGTGAGCATTAACCGCAACGCGGCGCGAACCGCTGTCGCCACACTGACATTGAGCGCTGCGGCGCTGATCGGTCTGGTGGTTCATGAAGGATATAGCGACCGCGCCTACCCGGACCCGACGTACGGGACGAAGGTTCCAACCATCGGCTTCGGCTCGACGGGTCCAGACGTGAAGATGGGTGATCGCACCGACCCAGTGTCCGCGCTCCAGCGCGCCCATCGAGACATCCAAAGATTCGAGGGTGCGCTGAAGCGGTGTGTTCGAGTCCCGCTCACCCAAGCCGAGTACGACCTGTACATAAGCCTCACCTACAACATTGGAGAGGGCGCGTTCTGCAGGAGCGGCATCGTGCGCGAGTTGAACGCCGGAAATTATGCTGGCGCCTGCGCACAAATTTTACGGTGGCGCTACAGCAACGGGCAGGACTGCTCGGCCCCTGGAAACAAAACATGCTCTGGCCTGTGGAAAAGGCGACTAGATGAGCACGCGCGCTGCGTTGCGTCGGGGGCGGCTGTGGATGGCTGACTTAACCTTTCTTCTGGCTGCCGCCTTTGCGCGCAGCGCCCCTGGCAATCACCCTAAGGGGAGCCATCAGTTCTGCGCCGCGTTTGCCGATGCTGTAGCGGTGCCACATCGCTGCGTAGGGAACACCGATCCGGTCGGCCCACTCCTTCAGGGTCAAAGTCTCCCCGTCGTGTGTATACCTAATTGTGTTGCGCCGGTTGCGCACTTGCGTCGTCTGGTCGGCCCACACGCAGTTGTGCGGCTCGTAGCCCTTTTCGTTGTCTACGCGCTCTATGGACATGCCGGCCGGCGCCTCGCCCATGTCCTCAAGGAAAGCATCAAACGAGTGCCATCGGTCGCACAGCCCGATTCCCCGACCGCCGTAGTGCGGGAACGCAGAAGCCTTACTGTTCAGGCATCGCTGCTTCATGCGAGTCCATATGGTATGCGTCCTGGTACGCGAAAGTCCGTGGCGCACCGGCCCCTCAGCTTTGAGGCACCCGCACGATTTGGTGAGCCCGCGCCTCACATTCGCGCCATCGCAGACCACCGAGTTTCCACACTCACATGCGAACCTCCACATGGCCCCTCCGCCCTTGCGGCTACCAGCCCGTTCGACGGCTGTGAGTCGGCCGTACTTTTTCCCAGTCATATCGTGAAATGTCATAGACGTAATAGTACCACACGCCGCCGCTGCATGGGCGTGTGGACCCGGCAGCTTGAGCGCCATGCGGCGTGCATGGGGGCGCAGTGATGCTGCTGCCCGGCCTGATCTTCATGCACTGCGTGGCCTGGTGCCTGGCGCTTACGTCGTACTGGAGCGCGTGATGACCTTCTTGAATTGGCTCACCGGCACCGCCGGCTATACCGCCATCCTGGCCGCGTTCGGCCTGGCCGTGGCCGCCCACTTCTTCGCGCCGCGCGCGTGGTCAGCGCTTGCCTGGACGATTGCCTTTGGCGTGCTGGGCGCAGCGTTCGTCGGTCAGCGCGAGATCACGGCCAGCGTGCGAATCGAAGCCGCCGAACAAGCCAAGCAGCGCGCCGACGAAGCCCGCGCCGTGGCAGAGGCCACCGACAAACTGCGCACCGCCGTGCACGCCTGGCGCGGCGCGCAGACCGCTTTCCTGTCCAACCTGGACGCCCGCATCACCAAGGAGGTCTCTGATGCCGTCGAAGAAAACAACCGCCGCCGCCCTGCTGTTGCTGCTGGCACTGTCCGGGTGCGCTACGTCGCCGCCCGCTGCCCCAGCACTGATCTGCCCGCCACCGCCGCCACCGGCAGCGTGGGCGATGGAGCCGGCGTCGAACTCTCTCCAGCAGCTGGACTCGATGTTCTCGATCTCCGAGAAGCCCTGATCAAAGACCGCGCCAAGATCGACTACCTGCAGGGCTACATCCGTAGGATCACCGAGCCTGTGCCGGCGCTTGGGCTGAAGGCGCCCTGACACCAAACCCGGCAAGACCATATGGTTTTGTCGGGTATATTTTTTTGCTTGCACTGCACCGATTTCCGGTGCACAATACGCTTCATGGTGATCGAAACAGGTCACCGCCGACGCCAAGCGGCCCTTGGCTCAGTTTTCAAAAGGACTGAAAAATGCGCAACGATATCACCCTGACCGACGAGCAAATCGAAGCTGCTTTCGAAGCTGCCGGCGCTCTCCTCTGCGCTGACGAACTCACGTTCACCCGTGACAGCCTGCAAGACTTCGCCACCGCCAGCGAAGCCTACGCCGAATGCAGCAAGCCCCGCTTCGAGCAGGTTGGTGGCTACAGCGCCCTGTTCCTGGACGGCGCACAGGTGCGCAAAGGTGATCGCCGCATCGACGTGATCGTCATCGACTTCGGCACCGTCCGCGCCGTCGCCAAGTAATCCGCCAAGGCCCCGCAAGGGGCCTTCCAGCCCCTCATACGAAAGCCTCGCCTTGACCGGAAAACACCACGGATGGCACAAGGCTTGGCGCCGCGACGGCGGCCGCCTGGTGCATGACAGCGGATTGGCCGTCGAATACGACCCAGACCTGGGCTGGGCCGCCACCGACGACACCGCCGAGGCGTGGGCCGCGTTTGAGCAGGTTCGCGGCGTCACCCTGGCCGACCTGCCTGGCCGCATTCAGCGGCTGCGCCGCGAAGCCGCTGAATGGGCCGCCCGCAACCCATGATGACCCCCGCCCAATTCGACGCCTGGCTCACCCACATGGGCCTGTCAGAGCGCCGTGCCGCTGAGGTGCTGGGCGTAGCACCCAGCACCATCGGCCAGTGGCGCCGCGTCAGCACGCCGCCGCTGCTGGGCCTGGCATGCGCAGCGCTGGCGGCGGGCCTAAAACCTTGGGCGCCACGGCGCATGTCTTCGCACACAAGCGCGCAGTGATCCCGCTCTGCGGCCGCCGCAGCCGCAAGCTGGGCGGCGGCCTGCTGGCGACGTTGCTACAAAACTGCTACGAAAAGGCAATTCACAGAGGGTAATCCACCCATTGGCGGCGCGGCTCCATAGTCGCCCGATCCTGCTCGGCAGCTCGCCGCGCAGTTCCATCCGGCGCACCGTGCGGGACGTGACGCCCATGTAGTCGGCCACATCTTCGATGCTCATTTCCTGCTTGACCGTGGCCGCCTCAATGCCGCGCTTGACGGCCGATTCAACGATCCCGCCAAGCTGTTCCGGGGTGAGTTGGAACATGGTGATGGCGTTCATGGTGTCGATAGTCTTGTGGTTGGACATTATTTCTTGCCCTCCTGGACGATGCGATTTGGCGCGGCAGCCTCATTGATGACTTCGCCTGGTGCGCGTGCATAGGCGCCCAGCGCCTTGACGGCATCGCGCACGTACTTGGGCACGCTGCGCGCGGCGTTCAATCCGGCTTTGAGTTGCGGCACGCGCTCCTTCAGGTAGATCGTGACCGCATCGTCAATCAGATGGCCTGCGCCGGGTGTTCTTGTCGCTGCTGCGTAGAGGCGGGCGGTTTCTTGCCGGTCGAATGCATCAGCCTGGGCTTGATTCCAAGCGCGCGGAAGGCGCTTTCTAGCCCGGACGCGCTGCCCACCGATACGACGGTCGAAGACAAAGACGAACGTACCGCGCTTTTTGTCGCGTTCAATCGGCATGATGCTTGGTACTCCAAAACGTCCGACTCTTGGAAAACAATCCGCCGCCCGAACCGATGGCAGGGCACCGGGCCGGTCGGTGCCGCCAAAGAGTACATCATCCGGGCGCTGATGCC